TCCATTATGGGTCTCTTGTTTGTTGGCATAACCACAGGTTTACCATTAACATCTGTATTAATATCTAAGAACTCATATGCATATTCTTTCTCTTCTATTCTTCTTTCTTGTGCTGCAACTAAGTGAGATGGAAATACAGATACTGATCTATGATCAAATGCTTCTTTTATATTTCTAGGATGCTGGGATATCCTTAGCTGGTAATCTTCAGGACCTAGTTCTTTCTTCCATTTCTCAAATTGTTCATCAAGAGCTTTTAATGACTCTTCTACAAGTGAATTACCATAAGGATCTATATATGGTGGCATTGACCATTGTTCAGGAATAAATAAACCTGACATACCTTCTGTACCTTTATCATCTAATAGATTAGTTTCTACAGCATATATATCTTTTGACATTGGATTAAGAATCATATCTCTCAATGGATTACATTGAGATAAATCCCCTACAGATCCTGCAGCTATAAACAAACCAGTGGTCATTAAACCAGATCTCATGGCTGGTCTCATGTACTCATATGTCTTATCCATCTTAGGAGCAATTCCTGCTTCCTCATGGAAGAAGTATTTAACTGGACCCCCAACACCATTTGTAGGATCTTTTTCAAAGGACATACCTTGTATGGTACCTTTAAGACCTACTTCTGTATTTCTATCTCCCTTCCTTACTTGAATCTTTTGTTGCCACATCATAACCTTATCTGGGGACATAGGTCTGTACCATGCGGTATGTTCATTTAGAAAAGCAGCATATTCCTGTAAGAACTTCCAAGATCCTTTCTCATTTATATAATCTTTAAGACTTGCTCCAATCTTTAATGTAACCCCTGGTTCAAACCATTGCTGGTTTAATAATTTGGCCATATGATAATAAGAAGATGCTATCTGCCGTTTCTTAAGAATAGCTACATGTTTGTAGTTGAGCTCTGCAAGTAGTTCATATAAGGCCATGTGGTACTGTGCATCCCTGATTTTAGCAAAGTCAAATACTTGTTGTTCTTTATCAAATATGGGCAAGAAGTTAAGCCACATGTAATAATCTCTGGTAATGTACCATGCCTTCTCTCCGGACTTAAAAATAACTCCTCTTCTGCACTTAAGTTTTTGGTCATCCCAGTATGTGACAAAGTCTTTAGATCTGGGTATTGTGGCTGTATATATTTTATCTTTTCTGAATCTTGTTGACTCAGCATTAAATAATTTACTTGTTTCATCAAAGTTATATTTACCTGGTTCTTTAAATATGCTAAATACAAAATTAGATAACTCTTCTCTAGAACTAAAATCTGTTATAGTCCAGGTGCCATTATCCCATGTTGGTATGTTTTCAAATATTTCCATTATTTATTATTGATCATATGCCATACCAATTCCTCCACGGCTTCTGCTTGATTGTTCTTCTTGAAGATCTTTATAAGCTCCCTTGAAAGATTGTCTTATAGAATCAAAGTCTTTTGCAAGAGCTCTAATCTGACCTATGTTACCATCTTTACCATCTGTAATTTGAGTAGTAGAAAGATATCTTGCAATTCTATCTAGAGCTGTTTTCATACCATCATAAGCTCTAGATGTAGGAGTTTCATACATTCTTTCACAAAACCTAAGTGCTGTAAATATACTATCATCTTCTGTTGAGAACTCTCCATCTATTTGTGTCATTATTAAAGCTTCTTTATCTGTATCTGGTGTATAGAAGAATGGATTCATATCCGGATTAGGACATGTCATGTAGAAAAGGTATTGGTATATTTTAAGATAATCATCCGGATACTCATCCATTATATCTTTTAAAGCTTTCAGTGTATAACAGTGTTCTGTAGGAATTACTACATTATTCTGTACTTCAAATAGTTTAATAATCATTAATATTTCTTTTTAATTGGGTTTTCTTTTATATAATGTAGTAATCCTATTACTTCATCTACAAGATAGGGTAATGACAGTGGTATTACTTCTTTAATTATAGGACTCCCAGTATCATCTTTTTTACTGATAGGATATCCCCATTTATCTTCACCCTCTACTTCAAATGTTACATGATGCACAAATATCCTACCTGGTTTAAGTTTAGGATTGTGCTTCAATATAATATACATATAAATACTGAGCTGAAGTGCATAATGATTTAAATGGCAATCCTCAAGATTATTAACAGGCTGTGACATCATCTGTGTTATACCCTCCCAATTAGTAAAGCCTTTTGTTTTAATTTCTTTATTAGTCTTGTAGTCAATAATATTTACTTTACCATTGACTACTTCAACTAAATCTGATTGGCCACATAAGCCTGCTGACTTAAGATAGACCATATGTTCTGGATACACGCCTGGGTCAAGTTTTTGAGATGGTGCTGTTCTCATACCATGATTCTCACCAGATGGTTTAAATACAGGTACTGTAACTCCTTCTCTTTCTATAGATGCTAGAGAACAAATATCATCTTCTCTTTGATTGTGATACCATGTTCCTAGTGTAGTAGATCTGTCAGCTTCATTAGTCCAGATTTGCTGGATAATTACTGGATCAATACCATGCCATTTAGATCCTTTCTTTTTACTAGATTTCTCAGCCATTTGCTTTGCATTAAATGGTTGTTTAAAGGCACTTACTACTGTAGTTACACTTGTCCAGTTTATATTCTCTTCTGGGTTTAAACTTTTGTAGCTATGATCATCAGCTGTAAATATTATACTCATAACTTCTCTAACTTATCTTCTTCTTCTTCAGTAGCAATAGCTTCCCATTTACCCAATGGACAATCTGAAGATAATGATCTTGTCTTAAATGCAAGTGAGCAACCACATTCATTACAACATGGTGATGTACCTTTCACAGCACATTTCTTACCTTTATGTTCACACTCATCACAAATAGAATGTCTTAGCCTAGCTATTTCTTCTACTGTTTCATCACGGATTACACTATTGGTTATCCCCTCCAGTATCTCCTTCCTGTTGTTCCAGATTAGTTTTAATGTATTCTTCATCTTTTTTCTTTTTAAAGTTTTCTTTTCTTTGTTCCTCTATGTTAATTTGTTGTTCAAGTTTAATTAATAACTCAACCTTTTGCTCAATTCCCTTTTTATTAAAGTAGGCACCAAAAGTGGAAGTGTCATGATTTTCTAATGATTTAATATATCTTGGTATTGCTTTTTTAATTAAACTTGACTTTGCAACAAAATGACCTAAACCTTCAACATTGATTCTTGGATATGATAAGTTACTTAATTTATTTCTTACTTCTTTATAATAGAATTCAATAAGATCTTCAACTAAGACTTCTTCAATATTCATATCTTCTGCTATATCTTTATATAACTTATTAGCTTTCTTCGGTATCATTTCCTAAGAATTTATAATCTAACAATATTACTCCTTCAGTTTGAATTTTTAAATCTGGATTCAACATTATGAGTTTTTTATTAGCATTATCTTTTATTACTAATCCATTTTTCTCAGCTTTGTTAATTGAATTTCTAACTGTTTGTGAAGACTTAAATATCCATTCTTCTTCTGAAGATGCATCATAACAAAAGTTAGTTAGTTCAATAGGCTGATTAAAACTTAATAAAGTTAAGCAGTTAAGATCAGATTCACTCATTAATATTTTATTTATATAACAGTGAGTAAGAATCTGAAACTTGACAATGTTCCACTTAGGCATTTTAACACGTTTCTGTACTTGATTAACAAGTGCCATGTTTATCCTTTTTTAAGTTTTCTTTCTGATGCCGGAGTTTTTACTTCATCTTCTTCATCTTCATCTTCTTCAGAAACAGGAGCTTTACTATTTTCCATTAAAACTGCCCATTGGTATTGCCAGTTTGCTCTTTTAAATCTTGCTTCTTCAATCTCTGTAAGTAATTTTTCATACTTTACTTGAGACTCTAAATAAGGCAATGACTCATCATAAAACTGTTTCATTTCTTCTTTTCTTACAGCTAATTCTTCTGGTGTTAACTGAGCTTCATTTTGTTGATTTTCCATCTTTTATATTTTTAAAGTTTAGACAAATATACAATAAAAGTTTAAACCACACATATTTAAAACAAAAAATCCAGGCATAGAAAATACCTGGACTACTGTAAGTTGAGTGTATTTAATTACCCTCCATTTTCTTTTTCATCCACATACCACCAGCAACTGCAGCACCAGCACCAAGAAGACCACCTAAGATACCACCTTTGGTTTCTTTAGATTTACCTTTGCTTTTGAATTTTTTTCTACAACCAGGTTTAGGTTTAGAACCAGAACATTCACTTTCTGATGTAACCGCATTAGGAGATTGTAATCCTGTTACACCACCAACATTATAGCTCTTCATTGATCTAATCATTTGGTTTTTCTCATTACCTTTTTTCATTGACTTACAAAATACTGTAGCATCTGTAACTCCTTTTAATCCATTTTTCATATTATCTATTTTTAAGTGTAAAATTTAGGATAGTAAATAAGTAAAAGTCTCTAGACTTATCTATCTCCAAACTGAAGATATCTAAACTAGATATTCTGATCCTTATAGTTAACTTATCCCATTGCTTGTTTGAAGCTATCCAATTGTTTCTAAATTTCATATTATAAGCTTAATAACATATCAATTAACTCTTGCTGCGGGAACATATCTACTTTACCTCTAAGTACATTAGTATGTGTATATAATCCCGGAGTTGCTTGTGCTTTGGCTACATCACAGATATCAAATCCATCAGCTCCTTTAGCTTTAATGTATTGCACTAAACCTACTCTAGGATCTATATCATATTTCTTTGCTATAAATAGTATCCATCTCTTAAGGTTTATTATCTGAGCATCTGAATATTTATGCCAGAACTGAAATCCACGGAATGGTTTAGCTAACT